CTACAACTACGCACGCAGCCGCGAAATCGAAGAAGGCGCACTGGCTCCACGCAGAAAGCTGCTGATGACCAAAAAGCAAGCTTCTGATAAGGACACCATGAAGCAGCTCCAAGAGATGAACGTTAGCGCTTCTCCTGTGTTGTTTTATACGCCTGACCAAGAAGCTGGAACTGCTCCATTTGAGACAAGCGGCCCGCAAATCAATCCAAACCTTGCCAACACCGCAGCAGCAAGCAATCAGGATATGATTGACACCGCAGGCGTTTACTCCGCACAGCAAGGTGCAAACCCGCGCTACCAAAGCGGATGGGCTGTTGAGCAGATGATTAGTAAAGGTGACGCCAAAACCACCAAGTGGCTTAACTCTACCGCCATTGCCGTGCGCCGCATTGCCGGAATGATTATCTCCGCCATACCGAAAGTCTACGACAACAAGCGCCAACTGCGCATCCTGAACGAAGACGGAACCGACGAGATGATTGTTATTAATGAGGAAATCATCGACGCGCAAACCGGTCGTGTTGTTGTGGTCAACGACCTATCACAAGGCAAGTACGACGTTGTAGTCGACTTAGACAAGGCTTACAAGTCGCGTCGCAGTGAAGCAGCTGACCGCCTAGTGTCATTGGCGGGTGTTGACCAGTCGCTGATGGTGGAAGCAGCAGACATCGTTTACGGCTCAATTGACGTGCCTGGCGCTGACCAAATCCGTGAACGCAAACGCGCTGCAATGCTCAAGCAGGGCATGATTCCAGATACACAGATGACCGACGAAGAGAAGCAACAAGCTGACCTGCTGATTCAGCAGCAGCAACAGCAAGCCGCGCAACAAGCGCAGCAGATGGCTCCGGTAACACAGGCGATGATTGCTAACTACGAGTCGCTGATTCAGGAGCGCATGACCAAGCTTGCGCAAGAGCAAGAGAAAATCAACTTGCAAAAGCAAAAGCAGATTGATGACTTGTTGCTGAAACTCACCGAAATGGAACAGAAGTACGGCCAGCAGTTAAACGCAGAAATGCAACAAAATGCCAATTTCTTGACGGGTCAGTAAACATCCGCCATAATTTTGACCAAAGCGGTACGACAGCGCTTAACTGTCGGCTCAAATAACCATAAGGTGCTTTTAAATGAATGAAGAACTGAACGACGATTTGCCTATGTTTCCGCATGACGCCACCGATGAAGTGGCAGAAGTAGAAACAGAAAGTGAAGAGTTACCCGAGGTCAGTGCGGGTTCGGAGCCTGAAACCGAGACAAACACAGAAGACCAGCCTAAAACTGGTAACAAGCTGCAAGAGCGATTGGACAAGCTGACCGCTGAACGCTATGCCGAAAAACGCCGCGCCGATGAACTAGCGGCTAAGTTGGCAGAGCTTGAGCGTCAAAAACCTGTCGCGCAGCCTGAAGACATGACGCCGCCTGAACTGCCTGACGATCCATTTGATACCGACGCTATGCGCAAGTATCACGCTGATATGGTGCAGTACAGCCGCAAAGTTGCCGCGTTTGAGGCGAAACAAGCTCTTAGCCTTACAGCCAACGAGCAGAAAGCGACACAGCAGCAGCTTGAGCAGCAAAAGATGGTGCAGACGTTTGCAAAGCGCACGATTGAATCCGGCTTGACGATTGAACAAATCGAGCAAGCAGGCACAGCGCTAGTGAATGCAGGCATGCCTACAGCGTTGCAAGAATTGCTCTTAGAAGACGAAGCAGGGCCGCAAATCACAATGTATCTGGCGAAAAACCCAGACGAAGCATTAGAACTGCTGTCATTGCCAACTCACAAAGCAGCCGTTGCGATTGCAACAAAGATTAAGGCCAAGGCTGTCACGACGAAAGCTAAGGCTACAAAAGCTCCAGACCCTATCCCTGAAAGTCGCGGCGTATCGCTGCGAGACGATGACGAGCTAGAGCGAAAGTTTAAAAACGCACAGTTTATTTAATTCATTTAGGAGCGCCCAATCATGGCAAACTCACTGCAAAGTAACTACAACAAGAAGCTATTAATGAGCTTCACAAGCGCATTTCAGTCTGAGCTGACTGTTGCGAAATCTGTTGAACGCCAAGTGTTAGTTGGTGACTTTGACGCCACTACCGGCGGCCAAGTTGCGATGAAACGTCCAACTCAATACGCACCACAACGCACCAACGACGGCGATTTGTCTGCCGCATCAACCAACCCAATCAAAGTTGGTCAAGTCATTGGCGAAGTCGGCCAATTCTGCACCGTGTTAGTTGAAGCCACGCAAACAGAAAAAGCCTTACAACTGAACCAGTTGGATGAATTGCTGCGCCCTGCTGCAATGGATATGGCGATTGCCGTAGAAAGCGAATTGACCGCTCGCATGGTCAAAGCTGCTGCGCTGGCTACCGGTACAAAAGGTACTTTAATCAACAAATGGTCAGACGTTGCCGCTCCAGGCGCGTTGTTTGAGCAAGCTGGCGTACCAGCCGGCGCTAAATACTTAGCAATGAACCACTTCGAGCGCGTCAACTTAGCCGACAAGCAAAACGGTTTAGGCGTCAATCCAAACGTTAACGATGCATGGACAAGCGCCACTATTGCTGAGCGTTTCGCTGGTTTCGACCGCGTATTCGCATCAAGCAACTTGGCGCAATACACCGTTGGTACTGTGACTGCTGCAACTCTGTCAGCTACTCCAGCGTCTACCTACGTAGCGTACAAAGACAGCTACCAAATGACACTGGCTCTGTCAGGCGTAACACCTGCAACCGGTACACTGAAAGCTGGTCAGCAAATCCAAATCGCTGCGTCGAAACTTGTTAACTTCCGTAACCGTAACATCGTTCGCTCAACTGCCGGTGACGTGCCTATCACGCTGACCATTCTGGAAGACGTAACAGCCGTTGCAGGCGCGATTGCAGCCGTTAAAGTATCAGGCGCTGCGATTTTCGAGTCTGGCGTAGATGCTGCGTTTAACACTGTGACACGTCAAATCCAATCAGGCGACGCTCTGGTGTTCTTAGGTGCTGCAAGCTCAACTCAAACTCCAGCATTGGCCTATCACAAAGGCTTCTTTGGCATGGGTTCTGTGCAGTTGCCTAAGTTGGATTCGCTGGACTCAATGGTTATCAACCAAGACGGCTTTAGTATCCGTGTGCACAAGTTCAGCGACGGTAAGGCGAACAAGTCGTTCTATCGCTTCGACATTCTGCCAACGTTCTGCTGTTTCAACCCGTTCTGGGCGATTCAGGTGTCAGGTACCTAATAAAAAGGGGCTGCAAAGCCCCTTTATCTGCGCTACTATAAGCATAAGAATGTAGGAGGCGCAAAATGAGAGCTAGAAACAAACTTGTATGCGGAGTTGGCGTAAATGACGCTGACTATGAGTGCGTAAAAACAAAATGCCCGTTTTATATAAAATGGAAGTCTATGCTGGAAAGGGTTTACGTTGAGAGATGCCTACTAAACAGGCCAAACTACAGAACTGCTTCTGTGTGCGCCGAGTGGATGACGTTTACAAATTTCAGAAAATGGATGGGAAAACAAGACTGGAAAGGTAAGCACCTAGATAAAGACTTGATTGGCGATGGAACTTTTTACAGTCCAGACACGTGCATATTTGTTGATCAAAGTGTCAATTCTTTCTTGAACGAGCATCAAAGCGCGAACGGAGAATGGCCTGTTGGTGTGAGTAGGCGCGAGCGGTCAAAAGTTAAAAAATTTGAGGCGCATTGCAATGTATTCGTATCGGTGCACCCGCTAAAAACAAAGAAGAAGTTCCTAGGCTCATTTGCAACGCCGGAAGAAGCGCACATCGCTTGGAGACAGGAAAAGCATAAGCAAGCAATTTTTCTGGCGTCACAGCAGAGCGACAAAGTTGTTGCGGAAGCATTGTCAAGAAGGTACGCATAGAGGGCGCTATATGCGCCCTTTTTTATTGGTTAGAAAATACTAAACCAAGCACCTCGCAGATAATCGGACAGACTAGCACTGCCTTTCTTCATTTTCTGGCATTCCGCCATTTGTGGATTGGCGGGCGGAGTACGCGGCATGATGATTATTGGGCGAATCTCAACCTTGTACTTTTCTGCTGGCTTTCTACACATATACGCATCGTATTGACTGTTCATTGTATTCTACCTTTTTTCTGTAGGCTGTTTCGCGCTGAAACCATAGCTTTAACATAGGTACAAGACTGCTCAGGAATCAATCCAAGCGCCTTGGCTCTCGCGATGCACTTTCTCCAGTATCGCTTGTTTGTCGGCATCCAGAACCCACATAAAGCGTTGGCTTTTAAGCCAATAGTGGTTGATGATGCACCACTGAAGAACGTGTACGGCTCCAGCAGAAGCAACTCACAAAGCGCGTTCACTCCAGCGTATAATTCAAGGTCGAGTTGTTGCTGTGATTTTATTCTCATTTCAAACCCCATCCGTTATCACTCACGCCACTATAGCACCACATTTCGCCCGCAGTGGCAAGACCAGTGGCTATGCTGCTATACTGACCAAAACGGAGGCCACTATGATTACCAAAGGCGATTTAATCAAAGGCGCAATGCAGCACCTAGCTGTTGATGGCTTGCTCATGCAGCCAATGGCGCAAGATAACCAATCAGCACTGCAACATCTCGACGATTTTGCGGCTACATATGCGGCAATAGGCCAGGATATTGGCTACCTTCAGCCGCTAGAGTACGGCACAAGCACAGAAGCGGACGATTCCGGCGTTGACGTGTCGTTAGTTGGACCGGTTAAGGTGTTGCTGGCTGGATATATCGCGAACATGTTCGGCAAAGAGATTAACCCTAACAAGCTATCATGGGCTGAAAACATGATGATGCGACAGCTTACCACAGTCGAAAGTTGCAGCTATCCGGTAACGATACCGGTCGGCTCCGGCAACTACGAAGCGCTGGATGACCAGCAATACTATCGCGGTGGCTTGCCGTTTGAGAATTAGCACTGGTCGTGCTTGCGGCATGACGGCATAACGACTAACCTAGTTATGCCGGAGCTTCTCACGGATGAGTCACGGCGATGGAAATTAACCAATAGGAGTGCATCACATGCCAAAGCAAGACACGCCAGTTAAAGACAAGTCTGACAGCAAGTCAGGCGGCAAGAAGAAGATGAAGAAATGAGCAACGAAGCGGCTCTATTAGTCATATTGGCTATTTGGCTGCTAGGCGGCAGAGGCTTAAATCTCTGCCTTCTCATTGCCGCTTACTATGTGGTTTTTCTTATCACAGATATCACGGATGCGTCCGGCTACTTCTTCTCAGACGAAAACACGGTACTTGGCACATACGCCATTCAAATTAGTATCGACAGCATATTCCTCACACTCGCACTAGCCTTATCAACTATTTATCACAAATTTATCAAGATTTACTTAGCTTATGCAGCTATTATTGGTACAAGTTTGGTCTTAAACGGTGCAATGATGTACGACCAAATGATAGACTTATCAATGGTTTATCAACTGCATAGCTTTCGTCAGGAATTGTCTATTCCGCTTGACGTGCTGTTTGCTACGCTAGGGAGTGCGATAAGTGGACAAGCATATATTAGTCATAGTTTGCATCATGCTAACGG